TTATCGGGGGCTTACCTTTCTAGTGCTTTCTGCTAATTTAGCAAGGTGGTGTCCTGTATCAGTTGGATTGTTTTTGTATTCACTAACGAATAATCTCAATAGTATGTTTGAATCTCCATGTCCTACTCCTGAAAATATGGGAGTATTACATTCTAGTATACAGTTGATGACTTCACAATTACTGAAGAAATCTAGTCCTTCACCACCTCCTCTTAAAATGAAAATTGCATCATACTTTTGGGAGTCTAGACTATCTATGCAACGCGTAAATTCTTGTATATTGCCAAAATTACATTGAATTTCATGGCAGTCATACATATTTATTCCTGAACCTAATGCGTCCCAAAATTCAGTTCTGACTTCTGTTCTTTGAGGAAATAGAAGACATATTTTTGGCTTTATATTTTTCAATAATATATCTTCTAATTCAATTGATATATTAGATGTTTTCTTTCCGCTTTTCTTCTCCAACAATTTAAGTATTTGTTCCTCTTTTGTGGATATTCTTCTTTCCAGCTTAGCAGTTGTGTCTGTTACACTTAAATAGCAATGAAATAAGCAGTCTTTTTTATTCGATATAACAAGCACACCAGTGAACGAATAAATATAGTCATTTTCAAGTTGGTCTCTAATGTCTTTGCTGACTTTTATAACTATAGATTCTTCGGTATTCTCATCAATTAAAGTATCGAAGTAAAATCCATTATAATCCTTAGTTCCATTCTTTTTGTATCGTCCTTTTAATTCTATTTGATTGTTAATAGTATCAGGTATTCTTAGATTACTTTTGAGTATGCAGGAAATAGAGTTAGGTGTGTGCATTTGTTTGTTTTTTTTGCAAAAATAGCGAAAAAATAAACATTAGCTAGTTTTATGGATAAAATATTAATGGTTGAATCCCCATATTATTAACCCTTCATGATTACTATGAGGATAGTGATAATTTCCTTTATTATTTATATATTGCAATTTATGTTTATAATCTGATTGATATTAGTAGTATAATGTCTGGAGAGCTGTTCTTGTTTTAACCTCCATTCTCTTCCGTTTCCTTGCACTGCCAGTTTGATGCGTTGACCGTGATCACCGTTGATCTTGTCTACGATTTGCATGAGCTTATTGTGCTTCTCACGGTCTACGGAATCAAAAAGTCCGAGTTGTACATCTTCCGTTATTTCGGTGATGATGACACCTGCCTTCTTGTATTGATAGTCTTGCATGAAAATCGTTTTTAATCCGGCTAACGCATAATGAACTATCTCTTGTGTGTTGTTAGTTGGTACAGGAAAATGTACGACTGTATTCTTCCAGTATTGTGGAAGGTCCTCCCGGAAGTTGTTGGTATGAATAAATACCATTAGTGATGCTGCATAAGATTTTTGCTTCCTGAGTTTCTTTGCACAGGTTGATGCGTGTGTGGCGATGGCTTCAGCTATTGTGTCGATATCAGTAAGCATCTTACCAAAAGAGCGTGAGGTGCATATCTGTTTCTTAGCCGGTGGTGCTGAGTCCATATCAATGCAGGAAATCCCATTAAGTTCTTTCCAAGTACGTTCACCGACTACTGTCATATTCTTGCGCACCCATGAACCGGAAAGCTGAGTAAAGTCATAGGCTGTTTTCACTCCTTGTTTTTCCAACTTTGCAGCTTGCCGACGTCCGATTCCCCATACATCGCTAATGTCAGTAAGTTGTAAAGCCTTGATTCTTTTTTCTTCTGTATCAATAATACATATACGATTGTATGCCGGATATTTCTTCGCGAACTTATTAGCGACTTTTGCAAGTGTTTTAGTTGAAGCAATACCGAGACTTACCGGTATGCCAGTACCACGTGTTACTTGATTGACAATTTTTGCTCCGAAAGATCGAATCTCTTGAATGCCGACTAGATTGACGAATGCTTCATCAATTGAATAAACTTCCAGTTCGGGAGCTAAATCTGCCAATATTGACATTACACGTCCGGACATATCTCCATATAAAGTATAGTTCGACGAGAATACTGTAACTTGATTGCTACTGACAAGGTCTTTAATTTGATATGCAGGGACACCCATTTTGATCCCTAATGCCTTGGCTTCATTACTTCTTGCAATGACACATCCGTCGTTGTTGGATAGTACAACGACAGGCTTTCCGTTTAGAGCCGGATTGAATACCCGTTCACAAGATGCGTAGAAGTTATTACAGTCCATTAAACCGAACATTATCTTTTCCTCCGATTCTTTTTGATTGTAAATGTAACGATTCCCCAGATCATGAAGTCATTCTCCTTGGTTACTTTTATCAATGGATAATCCGGATTGGAAGGGACCAGCCAGATAGCTTCCGGCTCCAGTCTTACTCTTTTGACGGTGAACTCACCATCGATAAAGCATACTGCCAAATCATCATCCATCAGTTCTAATGACTTGTCGATGACCAGTATGTCACCTTCTTCTATTCCTTCGTCTCTCATCGAGTCTCCCGTCACACGTCCGTAGAACGTAGACGCCGGATGACGGATCAGTTCTTTGTTCAAGTCAATCGCCTGTTCCATATAGTCCTGAGCAGGAGAGGGAAAGCCAGCCTTTATTCCTTCATCGGCAAATTGCAACGGAAGGCTGCTGGATATGTCTATCTTATGTATTTCTATTTGCTTTTTCATAACTCTGAATCTTTTCATTAAGAACAAAAGAGGTCAGGGTTTGCTCATTACAGATACTCGTTTTTAATTATAAATAGTTTTTTCCCAGTCATCCAAGACTGTTACTTCCCACCGAGGAAGGTTTGGATTAATATAGGTTACAGACCTACCATATACAGAGAAACTTTTTCCAATAAACTCGTCGATAGCTTCATCTTCCCCTTTTTGAAGACAGATATTCATAAAAACATGCATTTCATTCCAGTTTGTAGGCCCTATGAACAAAGATTCAATCAAGCGGCCTTTAACAGGTACACCAATAACTTGCTCTTTTATCCTATCAACTAATGATACAGCTTCTTCAAAAGTCATACTTGTATTTTTAGAACAAATATACACAAAAAACAGATGCCCTCTCCCCTATCCCATAAAAGCGATTTCAATCTGTGGAATTTCAGTATTACAAATTTCAATTCTATTAAGAAAGATATTTTCGTAATTCTTCAATTGCCTGTGATGCACTTCGGACTACCACATACTTATTACGGCATGATTCCGCTTGTTTTTGAAACTCTTTCTGTTCTTCTGACTGTTTTCCTACCCTCGTTTTAAACTCTATACAGAGAGAAGCAAAACCCTTTTTGGGAATTAGTACGATCACATCAGAAACTCCGGGTTTCACTCCTTGACGTTTAAGGTTAGCGGCTTCCCTTACATGACGACTACCACCGTTCGGAACGGCAAATATAAGTCTGTCTGGAATATTTGGGAAATATAAAGGAATAAGTTTAAAGAACTCTGTTTGTATGCGAGCTTCCTCATTATTATGTACTTCTTTAGAACGTGGAGGATTACGCTGATCAGCATAACAATTATAACACATAAAACCGATATCGGTCTTAATAACCGACACTGTTTCCTTTCCACATAAAATGCACTTTTCTTTACTCATTTTTAATATTACTTTCTAAAAAACATATCACCCGAAATAGACCGGGCTGTATCATTTTAAAGGGTTAGTTACTATGTTTATTGAATATCATTCCGAGGTGCTCCTCGATATGATTCGTTATCGTTCTGTTTTGAGCCTTTTCAGACTACATCATTAATACTAATTTCTCCTTTCAAAACTCGCTCTACCTGTCTGTCGATTATCTCTTGAAATTCAATTTGGCAGATAAGAGAACAATCCGGTATAATCTCTTCCACTGGGTCACCTCGCCATATTGGTAGTTCATCAAGGAAAATACGACCGTCTTTATCCTTTAGGCATGTTGCACCTACATCACGTTCAATCTGTGCCATTTGAGCAAATACCTCCGGGAAGTCCTTCCGGATTTTGTTCCAGTAGCCCATGCCACCTTTCACACAACCGATGCAGTTGTTGTTATTGTAGCCCATCTTGTACATAGCGGGGATTTTAATACCGGCTTTCCAAAGCATACCCATAGCATTCGGTTTCGTAATCTGCTTTTCAATAAGCGGAAATAGCGGCTTTGTGTCTGGGTACTGCTGCTTTAATCGGATAGCTCGGTTAATCTCTTTTGGTTCATAATCGAATCCCCAAACTTGACCGTCCTAAGAACCAAGTTCCTTTTCCAACTTGTACCGGACTTTCTTTTTCAGTTCAAGAGTACAAGCAGCACCATGCGCACCATTGATAAAACCTTTCCGTAGGACATCAGCTACGCAAGTGTATTTGTCGCTTCGGATAATGTGAATAGGCTGATCGTACCATCTTTCGCAATCAGATAGAAAACGAGTGTTGTCCGAATGTCCGGAGCCAGTATCTATGTAGTAAAGCCGCACGTCATCGTATAGGCTAAGTGCTATCTTACAAGCGACTGCGGATGTTACACCGCAAGAAAACCAAGCTATTATCATATTTTTATTATCTTTGCCAAATGTTGAACTAAAAATATTATTTATGAAAAACGTTCTTTATCATTACATGTCAATGAGAAAAGTTGATTTAGATGATGATTACATCTTTTATGAAGATGGGACAATCGTCCATCACTACGACAAGAGCCGTTATCCAGGTGGGTATGATTTGAAAGAAGAAATTACCCCAAACCAAATTAGCGACTCTAAAAAGAGTGATATATTAGCAAAATGCCCAGAGGATAAACGGGAAGCAGTAGCTAAAATTCTCAATAGCTGATTTAATGCCGGATATATTCCGGCATTTCGCATTTCATTCATTTCTTTCTTTAATTTGAATTATTCTTCATCATCATATTCTGTATCAAAGATACGTGCAACCATATCTACAATATTTTCCTCAATATCTTCCGTGGATCCAGTTACCGCATTGGCTATATTTTTCTTCTCCTGAATGATCCGATAAACTTTTTCATCAATAGTTCGCCGGCCAAGAAAATAGTAGCAAGTCACAGAATCCTTTTGTCCGATACGATGCGCACGGTCCTCACATTGACAGCAATCGGCGTACGTCCAAGGGAACTCAACAAAGGCGACATTACTTGATGCCGTAAGCGTCAAACCGACTCCGGCTGCTTTTATTGAGCAAATAATAATATCCACTTTAGGATTATTTTGAAAGGCGTCAACCGCTCTTTGCTTCATGTCCGGTGATTCTCTACCTGTTACAGATACAGCCGTGGGGAAGTAACGTTTCAATTGATCTACAACTTCATGAAGCGAACAAAAGAGGATTATTTTCTTTCCATTCTCCCGGAAGTCTTTCACAAATTCAATAACATCGCGTACTTTGCCACGAGCAGAAATTTGCCGGAGAATATTGATACGTACCATCACTTCACCACGTAGAGCCTTTTCTATCTTATCATCGTCAGCATCCTTGTATTTCTGTAGATACATAATAAGGTCGCGTTCTGCATCCATATACTCTTTGCGATTTGTAATTTCGCAAGTATTAACCTGACGTATCTTATCCGGAAGGTCTGTAAGAACAAGAGACTTTTCACGACGAAACATGCAATATTGCCAAAGGTTGAAATTCAGTTCTTTCAAATTAGAAGCCTCTCTTTGTCCGGAGCAGTATCGGTTAACAAATGGTTTATAGCCACCAAAATCCTCCATACGGTTTAGAATTGCCAGTTGTGGAATCAGGTCTTTTGGCCTGTTGACAACTGGGGTTCCAGTAAGTTCTATCACCCATTCTTTACCGGTGCATATCCCTTTACAGAATTTAGCTTGCTGGGTTGATGCTGATTTGCAACGGTGACTTTCATCAATAATAACTGACTTGAATAAATTGATTGAGTTTCTAAATTCTACATCTCTCAACGTCCAGCCTTCGGCTTTCTTTATGCGTTGTACGAAGTATTTCTTTAATGATTCATAGTTAACAATAAACACCTGGTGCATTCCTGTCTGGAAGAAAAAAGTCCACGTATCACGCACCTTGTCGGTTAGGATCATCGCTTTTTTATCTGTAAATTTCTCCCATTCACGTAACCAATTTATTTTGAGTGAAGATGGACAAATGACAAGACAAGGAAAAGCATCAGCAAGATTTATTGTTGCAATACTCTGCAATGTCTTACCGAGTCCCGGTTCATCGCAATTCATAAACCGTTTTAGTTCCAATCCCCGTGCAATACCTTTAAGCTGATAAGGATAAGGCTGAATCTTTAAATTGTGCGGAACGGTTAGGTCCGGCAGTTCCGGAATATCATAAGCGATATCTTCCTCCTTTTTTTCTGTACCGTTTACCCAATTTATATTCTCAAACTGCTGTATTTGATAAATCATCCTTTCAAGCTCTACCCTACTCCTTGTCGGGACAATCCAAACTTTTTTAGCACCATCAAAACGTCTACCGGGAATCTGTCTGACCCGATCTATTATTGAAGTCTTATATTTGAATGATAATTCGAAATTATCTCCTTTTAATTCAATATTCATGATTCAGAGTATTTAGCAGGGGGAATTATCCCCCCTGTGATGATTGATTATGCGGTTGCGTCAAGAGGTGCAGGCGCCTCTATTTGTTTTTTACGTCCTCTTTTTTTAGGCTTCTCTTCTTCCAGTACAACAGCTTCTTCCGGTTCATCCGTTTCGAAATCAAGCCGCTCTTGTCTGACTCCCCATTTCTCTTCAAACAGATAACTTTCAACTTCCGCATCACAAGCTGCAGCATCAATGCTCAATTCTTCATAGTAAGGGTAATCTGCATCAAGGAGAGGAACGAAGATTTTCAAGTCAACAACTTTGCCGGACTGGAGAAGTTTAGCTCCCATAATGGTAATTCCAGAAACACCATCGACGCTGTCATTTGCATAGCCCGTAATGATATAATTTTCCAGAGTCTCTGCATAGCCCGGGGAAGTAAAGCTATCTTTGTTGATATTAGATGCCTCTGGCTGCTCACACAATACAACGAGATGTAATTTAAGCCGGCTAAACGCTTCTCTTAAATCGCTGTGGATGATCTGATCGCAGCTCTTGTTAATTACATTCGTGTAGTTCGCTTCCGAGAAACGCTCATTGTACACTACATTCAAGCGGTCTTTTTTGATAACCGCCTTCTTGATCTCATTTTTTACTTGTTCCATAATCTTCTTTAGTTGATAAAGTGATAATACTAAATGCTGATACAACTCCCATGACGGCAGCCGTAGTTATTTCTCTAGTCGTTGCATCTTCTCTTTGAGAGAAAGACAATGCCGTAAACAGACCGATAACGGCTAGCCCGATTGTGATTCTTTTTAAGTTTTTCATGATGATTGCTTTTTATTGTTATTATACATTCCGGACATTTTCATTTCTTCTTTTGCTTTACTTATCACAGTTACACACCATGATAGTTGATGCGTCGCCGTCCGATTGCAGCGTTCGCACCAGTCGACCAAATATCGTTCTTCCCTACACAAAGAGTTAACTAGAGCATTTATGGCCGTCGCTGTTGCTTTCGCATTCTTAGCTGTATCAACAAGCGTCTGCATGACCTCGGATTTCATCGCCTCATTGAGCCAGTATTTTGAGTCTGCAAGTAATTTGCCGGAACGGGCAACATATACAGCCAAGTCATTGCCACGTTGTACCGCTTCTGTCGCATCTTCGCTCATGGTTATATTGAGAAATGAATCTATATTAGTTAATTCATCCAATATTTGATATTTAGGTGTGATAAGTAAGTTCATATTGTTTTTATGATAAAATATAATCAGACCATCAATTGCCACCATTTGAAAGCCAGGTCTTCGTACTTTTCTTTTCCCTTGGTATATGTAGGATGATTACGGTCGGTGATAAAATGCTTGAATATCTTGCAGTTCTTTTTCGAGATTGCATAAATGAAATCCTGTTTACTTCCTGCGATATCCATATACCAGGCACGGGATCGGTCCCAGTCAAAGAAATCTATCGCTTCATCGAATTGTGCCTGAGACTCTGCAAAGGTCGTTTTCAAATCGCCACCAAAACCGTAAGCAGATAACCACCAGTCCCATTTACAGCGAGTATCGAGGTGATAGGCAAAGTTCCCATAATGGAACTCCTGCTGCTTATTTACCATGAACTTCTGTGTATCAGACTGCGCTAGCACAACAGCAAGAAACTGGTCTTTCTCCGCTTCCTTCCGGAGAGCCTTACGCATCTCAAGTCCTAATTCAAATTCTTCTGTCGTGTACACATAATCATCTACCATCAGCTTGTCATACCGAACACGGTCATTCTCTGTGATAAGAGCGTCTACAAGAGTACCGAACTTGAATGCCTTTTCTTTATCCCCGTATTGAGCACGGGGATAGAGATAATTTTTAAGTTCTGTCAGATCAGAGTTACTTACTTCTGTACGCGAATAATATGAATCGGGATTTGACATAACTATTTAGCTTTTACATCTGCCTCGTAGCTGATGAATTGTGATTCGATATGCTTTTGATCTTTGCTGTTTGCCTGTTTCTCGCAATAGGTAATCATCTTCTTAAAGATTTTCTCTAGTTCTTCAACTGGCAGACTCTGTCCTTCATTTAGCCACCACATCTGAAATATCTCCAAATATCCTTGCTGATGCAAAACAACAATCTTTTCTTTCACTTTAGCGTTTGTCGGTGGAGGGGCAACAGATGCAGCAGCATTAGAAAAAAGGCTCCCTATTGAACTTCTCTGTGCCTTCATTGCAGATTCTTGTTTAGCAACTTCTTCCTGCCTTTTTATCTCTTCCATCTGTTTTGCTGTTTCTTCGGCTTCACGCTGCTTGCGCTGTTCTTCAGCTTTTGCAGCCGCTTCCGCATTTGCCAAACGAAGTTGTTCTAATTCTGCTAACTCTTTACGCTTAGATGGAATACGGTCAATCAAATCCTGTCGGATACTTAATAGCTTGGCTTTATAACGTTGAGCAAATTCCTCATATTTACCCTGTAGTACATTCCGTCGAATTTCCTTCTTTGTTTCCAGACTGATATAATAAGTTGCTTCTTCCTCATTGAATTTATCGAAATGCGCTTTAGGATAATCAGTTTGGAAAACAGTAATACCGATAACTTCACGGTCAAAATTTGCATAAGTAAGTCTAGTGAAAATATCCTGTAATTCAACAATTTTGGATGTAAGATACATATTGAAGTAAGAAAGGAGATTATTTTCAATCGCTTGTTGGTAACTCGCTTTTTCCGAATCAATTCGGGCTTTTTGCTCGGCGATTTTCTTTCTTTTCTGTTCTTCTTCATACTTATACTTAGCATACTCATTGCGTTTTGCTACTAGCTTGCCAGGGATTGTAGTAGAATCCTTTGGATCAATCTCTTTTTCCTGTGAAGTGAAGAAAGAACGTACCTTATCAAATATCTGTGTGATGGGCTTGCGACGTTCGTCCATATTTTTAAGGGTAACATTTACCTTTTTCAAGTAGTCAGCTGCAGCCTGGTCTATTGCTTCATTCATACCTTCTCCTTCGATTGTATCAAGGAGAGTTTGACCGGCTTCATTGCATTTCTTGACAGAGTTAGTATTCCTTCCGATGATGTCCGGAAAGGATGAAAGGATGTTTTTTACCTCATCTATTTTGATTAATTCTGTTGCCATAATTGTTTTCTTAAATTGGTTAGTAAATACTTAGAAACCTCCGTTTGCATCATCTTCAGACACTGTTACTTGTACAGGTTCCGGAGCATCTAATTGTTTTTCTTCTCCAAAGGGAACTTTAGTATCATATACTGTTTTAGTAGGCTCATTGATTTTTTCTTCATCTACAATACCATAGTCGATAACTTCTTCATCCTCCTGCTCTGTAGCCATCATAGTGTACTTTCCGGTACGGACCTTAGGATAAGCATCAAAAGCGTGCTTAATCATCTTATTTTCTAAAAAGCCGGGATCAATGCCGCCACTATTTGAACTATAAAGCGCATTAGCTTTACCTAATTCACGTCTTTTAGTTTGGTCGTTCCATTTCGCATTTGCTTTTTCACTGTAATGCTTCAAACGTTCTATATCACCTTCCATTAGCCATTGATAATCTACTGAATTATCATTGCGTACAATACGAATGAATGCAGCTATGACTTTAGTAGAAGTACGAGGACATTGTGCTTCATATTCAATATTTTTCATTCCATTTACTAATGATGCTCTAAAGTGATCTCCTTCATAAACAACAACAGGATTATCTGCATATTTAATCTGACCGGCTCGCATACGCATTGTAAGCTCCCCATATCCTGTAACTGATACATAGGCACGTTTTTCATAAATGTCATATCCTTGTGCATTTTTATGACCTGTTTTGCAACTACGGCTAAGAATATAGCAAAGGGGATGTCCGGTTTGGTCTAATGTAAGACCATTGACCGCTATATCAAGAAAGCAGCCGTAAAGAGACATCTTCGTAGAATCTGCTACATCGGGATTATCACGGAGCAATTTTTGAAAGTTAAATACTTCTTTGTGATACATCTGCTCGCCTTTGTCAGTTCCCCAAATAGCGTTGTACATTTGAATAAATTTTGTCTGTACATTTTCATTTTCGACAATTTTCGTTGCTGGAAGTGCGTTTAGCTCCTCCACTTTCACTTCAATAATGTTACTCATAATTGTTTAAATATTAATTATTTATTAATCTCCTTGGTATACTCCACGGCTGTATTCTTCCATTAATAGAAGATCCTCCGCAGTAGGTTGTTTGGTTATATCCATTTTACAAGGCACCACCTCTGTAGGAGTTGGTTCAGAGCTACATTTCCTTTTCTGTTCTTCCCTTGCGTCAAGCTGCTTACCAATGCTTTCCTGTAGAGCCTTTAGCATTTCTGATGACTTCGGTATGTAGGTCATACGGCTAGTTGCATTAGTTGTTTGATAATGTTGTCCGGTACTTTATTATGCAGGTCCATCATTGCGCTGGCTGTTTCCAGTTCTGAACGCTTCACATAATATTTCCCTCGTTCCTTATTATTTGCCGGATAAAATTTGATCCAGGCTTTTTCGCGCCATTCTGTAATCAGGCGTTTTCCGTATATATCTTCCGCTTGTGATATTGTTACTACTTCGGGGAGTAGTCCTAACATCGTCAACGTTTGAACAGTTCCGATCTTAATACATCGTGCTACCATCATTTCGAAGCAATTTTCCATAATCTCTAATAGGCTGTTTCTTTGTTTAACTTTTGAATGGTGTTGAGCTGATTTACTGAAACACATCTGCATCTCTATGCTATGCTGCCTAATTAATATTGATTTTAGAGTTTACTTGTTATTGAAATAGATTGTTTTTCCTAGCATACTGAAAGAACTCTGCCAAGGAATGGACATCTATACGCCTAAAGGCATTCCGTTTATGTGTACGTACAGTTTCCAATGAAATGCAATACTTATCTGCTATTGCATTTTCTTCCATCCCTTCATAAAATGATCGCATAACGCTTAACTCACGTTCCGACAGTGTACTATTAAATTTTGGTTTACAGATTATTCCTTCATATTTGCATTCACCCTTTAACGGACATTTGACCTCCTCAAAGTGAAAGTTTCCCATCTGATCAATATCCATTGTTGAATCGAACTCACCAAAATTACATTTAAGAAAACGACGTACTATTGAAAATTCAAACCAAGGGATATTATATCGTCGGTCTGTATATTCCAATGATGCTTTCTCCAGTGCTTCTGGCCAAAATATTCCCATTCGAGTTATGATTTCGGAAATAAACTCCCGATTTGACTGTTCCAATTGACGCGTACCACATTCATCGGTAATCATAACTTCACCTTTAGGAGTGAAATAAAATTCCATTCCAGTCATAATCATTCCTCCTTTCTTTCAGGAAATAAGGTTGCGACATCTGATTGTAAGATCTCAGCCACAATCTTTTTTTCAACCATACTGTTAGGTTGGGTATATCCATACATCCAGCAACGAACTGTATGACGATTACGTTGTGTCGCTTCTACAATAGCTGTAATAACATCTTCTTTAGGAGCTGATATGATAACTGGACGACGTTCTGCCTTTGGTAAGGCTGCAAAATACTCTGCTAGGGGTAATTTTTTGAGATTTGGGACAATATTATTGTCCGAACCATTTTTTTTGCTCATATTTGTAATGTTTTAAAGATTACGTTTTAAAATGTTTAATCGAAAGACACGGAGCTCTGAATCGAGTTTCTCAGGCCGGATGCAGGGCTTCCGTTTCTTTACTAAATGAAACTGTTATGAAAATAGAATTGACTCACAATGATGGTGGAAAAATCACCATATTTTCTGAACATATAGTATCCATCTATGATGGAGGCTCTTATACTCAGATTTTTCTTTCAGGAGGTTCAGGTGTAACTGTTAAAGAGAGATACGAAACAATATTGGATATGTTGAAGCATAAGCCTACTAATACAAAACCGAAAGTTGTCTGATGTCAACCATCTTCTTTTTTCTTGTATTTCTCTGGAAAGATGGCTTCTTTCTCTTCATCTGATAAGTAAGTAATATACTCTTTGATGAATAGATAGATCCTCTCGGCTGAAGCTGCTACTGCGTTAGATGAAGCGTAATAGGTTTCAGTATAGGGATCGTAAGAATCAAAGGTTTTACTAATAATTGCTTGTTGCACACACCATTTACGTAGTTTAGTATCCTGGTGCTTACGAATTAGACGAATAATAGGTTTCCGAAATGTAATTCCTAATATTATAAGGAGGAATACAAGGATGATAGAGGTCAATAAAAGTGTTGTCATAACTTTAATGTTTTAATGATTACGCTGCAAATATAAAGCATAATACTTATTTTATCAAATAAAATACTGATTATTTTCAGCTATTTGTTTTATAAATTTATAATATCTTGATTATGACAGGTTTAGAAATAAAAGAAAAATTAAAAAGATGTGGCTTTACCCAAAGTGAAATTGCTGTGAAATTAGGTGTAAGTCCTCAGACTTTTAATGCATATCTCAAGGTTGATGATATAAAAACAGGTTTACTTGAAAACATTGCAACTGCCATAGGACAAGATATATCGTTCTTTTATCCTAATATTTGCAATAAAAACAACTCTGCTTCAGTTAATGGAAGCGGTAACTCTGTCGTTTCAGGAGAACATAATAAACTTGAAGTATCTAAATGCCAAGATGAATTAGAAGCAGCAATGCGTGAAATTCAATATCTAAAGAACATTATTAATGAAAAGGACAAACGTCTTGAAGAGAAGGATAAGCATCTTGCAGACAAGGAACGATTGATTAATGTATTAATGAACAAATAATATGTAGTTCCTTATAATATATGAAAAGGATACTATAGAATGACAAGAACGCCTCAATAAACTAAAACAAAACAACTTATAAAATATTAGTATCATGAAAAAGATTTTATTTTTAACGATGACTGCATTATTAACAAGTTGCACATCAAATCAACAGCAAACAGTAAAACTATCAAACGAAATAGATTCTTTGAAAGCAGAGTTATCTACATATAAAGAAAAATATGGAGAACTGAAGACAATAGATGAAAAAAATAACATATTTGGAATTTGGGAATTATCTCATTATGTTGACGATTTTGGAGAGAAAACACAGGAAGGGTATATACGTACCTTTTGTACAGGTACATTTAGCAACTCAGCAACCACAAATTCAGAATTAGGCGTTCAATTTATTATCGACAAATCAGGTATGAGAATACAACTATATGAATACAATCGAAATCACCCAATTAAAGGTGAAGGATTTTTTAAATTTAAAGCCAAGAGGTCTGATGGCGAAACTTTAGAATTCAAAACCTATAACGCAGAAAACGGGAGCAACTTTGTAGAAGAAGAGTATTTTGAAGCGCTAATGACTTTTTTACAAAAAGAAGGAGAAGCTAAATTTATTGCAGAATCTTCAAGTTCGAGTACGTTAAGCAATTATAAATTCTCACTGACAGATACTTCATATCTAAAAGAAGCACTATCAAAAATATAAGCTGAGTTCAGGAGTCTAGTTAGTTGATTGTGTAACTAAAAAAATAATATATGGGAAAAGAAATATTAAAAAAAGGTGATCGTGTTCAAGTTGAGCGAATATATCCTAATGCGGAACCACATAAAGGAACCTTTGAGGAAATGGATGAAAATGGTGGATACGTGATTAAACGAGATGACCTACAGGAAAAAAGGACATATAATCCTAAGCGAGTGAAGAAAGAAGATAAATAAAAACTCAAAACACAAATATTATGGCAAAACCTAGAGTCTTTTTAAGTTCAACATACTATGACCTAAAGCATGTAAGAGAGCGAATAGAACGTTTTCTAGCCAACTTTGGAATGGAACCTGTTCTATTTGAAAATGATAATGTTACTTTCGAATTCAATAAACCATTAGACCTGTCATGTTATAACGAAGTCAAGACTTGCCAAATGATGGTGCTTATTGTTGGTGGGCGGTATGGAAGTGCTGCATCAGGAGAGCAAGTCTCTCAAGACAAAAAAGAGCTTTATGAACAATATGTTTCAATAACGAGAAAGGAGCATGAGACTGCTACTATGGCCGGAATACCCTCCTTCGTGTTTATTGATAAGAATGTTTATGCAGAATATCAGACATATAAGAAGAATAAGAAGATATTTGAGGATAAAATAGTATTTAATTTTGCCCATGTTGACGACATTAATATTTTCAAATTCATAAGTATCTTAGAACCCACTACTGCAATTAAGACATTTGATCATGTTGAAGAGATTGAGAATTATATGGAGAATCAAATATCAGGTATGCTGTTTTTATATCTTCAACAGTTACAGAGAAAAAGAAAAGATGATGAAATGCTTGATGCCATTTCGTCATTAGAAAATGTGTCTCAACGAATGAATGAAATGCTATCTGCCATAGGCAGAAATATTCTTCAAGATTCAGGTGATTACACAAAAGTTATTTATAATCAGAACATAATAATCTTCAAATTCTTTAAAGATTATTTTTATGATAATATTTCTTTTGTAAAGCAAGAATCTTTAAGAAATGAAGATTGCGAGAATATTGTCAAGAAATTTACTTCTGTTTTATTTGATGATTATTATATTAGTAAATTGACCCACATAGATAAATACTCTGAACCGTATTGGGATTTAATGAATGAGCTACATGATATAATCGCAAAGAAAAATGACAATGAAAGATTGATTAATATGATTAATATGATCGAGATGCAAAATATAATTTCCAAATATTTAGATAATATTTATCCTATTATTAAAGATAACCAATCCATGAATGAAGAGTTTAATAAAATTATTTTAGACGGAAGTTTAGAAGCTATAACTGGATTACCTTTTTAA